ACCACGCAGGGCTCGAAAGAGCGCATGATGAACTACACCAAGGATTACTTCGAGCGGCAGATGATGAACATCCTCTCGATGGACACCTTGGAAGAAATGAAGGGCATCGTCCGCGAGGGTGGGTCCATCCACGCCCCCGGCAGGGGCAAGGACGATCGCGTGATCGCGATGGCTCTGGCTTGCGCGGCCTACGCTGAACAGCTCCAGCCCCGGCTGCTGATGGAGCGGCTAACCCGTCAGGTGTCCAGTGCGCAGGAAGCCATCACACCGGAAGAATTATCCGTCGGTAGAAACGTATCCACTTATCTCAAGAAGATCGGGATTTATGGGCAATGATGAAAATCATGACCAAGGCGGAAATCTACCGCCAGATGGATCGGTTCTGGAAAGACACCGACAAGACCCTGAGCATAAGGATGTTCGCAGAACTGTCCGGCCTAAGCCAGTCGCTTCTTACACGGGTCTTCTACGTCAAAGATATGGATATGACCGAACACACACAGATCGCCGTGAGCCGTGCGCTGGAGCGTATGACCCGTGGCGACGTGGTGATGGTCTATGATAAAGGAAACAAACGCAGGCTGATCTACCGGCAGGAACCAAAGCCCAGATTAGCCAAAAGTATGAACCTCACCGTCGACGGCGGGAAGATCGCCCTGAAAGTGGGGATAAAAAATAAGTCGGACTACTCCAAGCCCGGCTTTGACGAGCAGTTCAACAAGTAAGGGGACGTACATGGCTGTAATGCGAGACTACAAGTGCCCACGGCACGGATACTTCACCGCTTGGGAACCCGTATGCCACGAAGGCTGCGAGGATGTGGCTCAGGTGATCCTCAGAGCCCCGACCATGCGGGACTCGGTGATCGGTGGCCGCTCCAAGCGCAACGACACGAACCTGAAACAGCTTGCCAAAGACTTCGACATGACCGACATCAAGTCTGTCAAGGAAGGTGAGGCTCAAGCTGGCTACCTGACCCGCAACAACGCCCCGGTGCCCGAACAGCCCAACGCTGACCGGCCCGGCAACGCCGTGATGTGGGGGGATGCGGGCAGATTTAACATGCAGGGAATGTTAAATGGCATGATCAAGCCCGTGAAAGACGAGCAAGTTGGCTTTTCGCCGAAAGATGCTAATCTCACGCGCGGACCAATCGCGGCCAGCTACTACGCTGACCAAGACAACCTGAAGCTTGACAAATGATCATTCCAAAGGAAGCTGAAGAGCGGGAGTTCTTCTACCAAGACCTGATCCGCAAGTGCCTGGTGTCTCGCGAGAGCCGCCGGGCGGATTATTCCGCTCTAAAGTCCTACTATCTCTTCGGGTCCGCGCCCGAGGAGAGCCCCGCGCAGTACAACAAGATTTTTCCTCACATCGACCAGCTCGTGAGCTTCTTGTACTCGGCGGACACCACGCGCTTCTCGATCAACCTTGGCGCGTCGGCCCACGAAGACCAATACCGCTACATCCCGCGTCTGGAACAGGCCCTAAACGATGAGTGGAACAATTCAAACGCTGATCAAGTGTTTAACACCGCGCTCACTTGGGCGATGGTCTACAATTCCGGTTTTATCAAGCTCGTTGTCTCCAACGGAGCTATCCATCCTTACTTTATTGATCCAAACAACTTCGGCGTCCTGAGAGAAGACATTCCCTACCTCGATCGGCAGGAAGCTTTCGTCCAGACCTACTACATAACTAAATCCGACCTGTATGCTCGGCTTTACGCGCACCCCAAGCGCGAAAGCATTGTGCAGCGCGTCACGACCTCTCAGCATGTTGAGTCCTACACGCCGAACGGCGTTGACCGCATCATCCTGAGCCAGGTCGATCCGACCATGTACGGCAACGTCAATCTCAATCTTTACGGCCAGAACCGGATGAAGCCGGAAGTCGAAGAAGACACCATCGAGATGACGGAGTTGTACGTCTGGAACGACGAGACGCAAGACTATCAAGTCGTCACGCGCGCCGACCCAGACGTAATCATTTACGACCGCGAAAACGAGAAGATGTTCCTCAAAGGGGAAAGCCCGTTCATCCAAGTCGCGCCGAACCCGATGCCCGATTACTATTGGGGTCAGTCGGAAGTTTCGCGCCTGATGTTCCTTCAGGAAATGCGCAACAAGCGCATGAACGAAATCCTCGATCTTCTTTCCAAACAAGTGAACCCGCCGACCGCCCTTACGGGCTTTACCGGCATTCTGGACGAGAAGAACTTTGCCCTGAACCGCGCTGGCGGTTTGCTGGCGACCGATATGCCCAACACCAAGGTCGAGCGCCTTGCGCCTGATCTTCCTGAGAGCCTTTACGAGCAGCTTCGTGAGATCGACGCAATGTTTGCCGAGGCGTCTGGCATTTCGGAAGTTTTGTCTGGTCGCGGTGAACAAGGCGTTCGTTCTGCGGGCCACGCATCGCAGCTTGCCCGCCTTGGTTCGTCTCGCGCAAAGAAGCGTGCTCTTATCGTTGAGAACTCGCTGGAGAAGCTGGCGACCCTCTACCTGAAACTGATGCAGGCGTATGACCCCACGCACTTCAAGGACATTGAAGGGCAGAAGTTCATAGCCGAGCAGTTTACTAGGAATTTCGTGGTGAAGGTGGACGCCCACTCGAATAGCCCAATCTTCATGGAAGACCTGAGGTCTTTGGCCTTTAACCTGTTTAAGGCGCAGGCTATTGACAAAGAGTCATTGATCGATATGCTCGATCCACCAATGAAGCAGATGCTCAAGGAAAAGCTGAAAAAGGCCGAACAGATGAAGGCCCTTCAGCCGCCCGCTCCGCCTCCGCAAGGGAAAAAGGCCAATGGCTAATCAAGGCCAAGTCAGAGTTGGTGATCAGCCCCGCGCTACGGGGCGTGATGTCTCTATGGCTGAAAAGCCCGCATCTATACAATACCGCGTCTCTAATGTTAGAAATCTAGCGGGCCGTCCCATGACGCGCCCCGATAGAACTATGAGGAGAGCGTAATGTACAAGTCCGTAAAGCGGTCTCGTCGTAGCCGCCGGAAGTAAAGAGTTTTGGGGACGATCACACTAGCAGCAGGAGGCCATCAATGGCTCGCAAGGCTCGTAAGCACAAGCGCTAATTGGCGCTTTTCACCCGTCCCGCAACTTCCAGCTATGGAGGCGCACATGCGTCGCAAGGGTCGTAAGGCTCGTCGCTAACTAACATACGGGTTAGTCCCGTATAGCGACCATGAGTCGTTCCGAGGAGGGGCGGAACTTAAAACATACCCCTCCCTTGACATTTGCCCGCATTGTACGGCAATCATGTGTAAATTGAGGTAAACCACATGGCAGACCAGGACATTATGGCTCTGATGCAAAGCCAGCAGGACGGCGCACCGCCTCCTGGGGCTGGTCCGGCTATGACGCCTCCCCCCATGCCTTCCCCGATGTCCACGCCCGAACCGAAACAGGGCCAGCGGGAAGCAGCGATGATCAATGTGAGCATGGCTCTTGATCTGATCGAACAGTCCCTCCCCGCCATTGGTTCTGAGACCCCTGAGGGTCAGAGCCTGATGGCCGCCCTCTCCAAGCTCTCTTCCGTGCTCGGCCCCAAGAAGCAGAAGACCAACGAGCTTCAGAGCGCCGAAATCCTTCAACTCCTTCAGAATTTGCCCCAAGCGGGCGGTGGAACCCCGGTGTCGCGCGCGATTGCCGGTGGGCCCCCGAACCTTGGCCTTATGGGTCCGCAGCCTCCCGCTGCTGCGCCGGGCGGTGCCCCGGCGGGCGGGCCTCCCGCAATGCCACCGGGTATGCCACCCGGCGGTGCACCGTCACCGATGTAAGGAGACTAACATGGACGTGTTTAAGCCTCGCGGCGCTTCCAAGCCCCGCAATCCCACCACTGACCAGCAGCAGAATGGTCAGATTACCAACACCCCGCGTTTTGCGCACCTTGGCGGCCTGTCTGGGGCGTCCAAGATTGGTTCCAAGAACCAGTACGGCATCAAGCCGCCGGGTGATGGCAAGAAAGTCATCTGAAGCTAAAAGGGGACACAAATGGCTTCGCTCGAAGATCTTACACCTGAAGCCCGCGACGAACTCGCGGCCCTCGCGCGGGAATTGGCTGACAATCCCAACACCCGCGAGTCTTTCCTTCGCCTGACCAAGGCCGCTCGTCCTAACATGCCAATCGGTGAGATTGATTTGAAGGATGACATGGCTTCTCGGTTTGAGCAGCAACAGTCTCGCATGGAGCAGCTTGAGGGCAAGCTTCGCGAGAAGGAAGCGTTGGAAGAACTGGAACGCCGTCGCAGAACGCTTGTTCGCAGCAAGGGCGTGAAAGAGGATGATATTGCGGAGATTGAGAAGCTGATGCTTGAGAAGGGCATTACGTCTCATGAAGCAGCCGCAGACTACTACAATTGGATGCGTCAGGCGGCAACGCCTACCGCTCCAAAGGTGTTCAGTCGGAATGTGATTGACGAGACTGCTCATAACACTCTGAAGAGGTTTATGGGCGGCAATCATGTGAGGGCTGCGCGTGAAGTTGCGGCGGAAGCGCTGAATGAACTTCGCAAAAATCCAAGGCCAATTGGTCTTTGAGCGTGTGACGGGGACGAGTGTCACTTAGAAACGATGAGGTAAGATATGGCAATCGGTGGCGGCATTCTCCCGTCTACGGGTAGTAGCCAGTTTACAGAACTGACTTACGTTACCCGCCGCGCGTTCATCCCCAAGATGGTCGTGCAGATTTACAACTCGACACCGCTCATGGCGGCGCTCATTGCCAATAGCCAAACGGCTACGGGCGGTGTGTCCTCCGTGACGGTTCCCGTTCAGGGCGCGCAGTTCGTAAACGCTCAGTGGTCGGATTACAGCGGCTCCTTCCAGCAGCCGTCCGTCCAGCAGGGTGCTTACAACGCTGAGTTCACCCTGAAGCTGATGATCGCCCCCGTGCCGTTCCTCGGTATGGAAGGCGCCGTTCAGCAGGACCACGCTATCATCCCCCTCATCGAAGCTCGCATGAACGATGCGACCAACGTGATGATGGACGCGATGGCGACGGCCCTCTACACCAACACCACGAACACCCAGCAGTTCACCGGCCTCCCGGCTGCCGTGGACGACGGCACGGGCACTGCCACCTACGGCAACATTACCCGTTCCTCGACCACGAACCCTTGGTGGCGCTCAAAGGTCTACGCTGCTGGTTCGGTCAACCCGACCCGTCAGAACGTCCTTCAGTACATCTCCGGCACCGTCAAGTACGGCGCGGAAGTGCCCACGTTTGGCGTCTGCGGCTTTGGCACCTGGACCCTGCTTGCGCAGGACTACGTTGGTCAGGAACAGTATGTCATCACCCCCGGTCACGGGTTCGATGGCGATGCGAACGGCCCGCAGGCCGCGTTCCGCGCCCTCATGGTCGCTGGCGTTCCGATCTACCCCGATCCGTACTGCCCCGAAGGTACTCTGTACCTCCTCAACACCAACTACCTGTCTCTCTACATCCATGAGCAAGGCCAGTTTGTGTTCACCGGCTTTGAGTCCACCCTGCCCAACTGGCAGATTGGCTACGTCGGCGCGGTCATCAACATTGCAGAGCTTGTCAGCACGAAGCCTAAGTCCATGACTAAGGTGACGGGCTACAATTCTCTCAGCCTCTAAGGAGATCGCCCCATGGCACTTGCTCTTCAAAAGATCATCCTTGCTAACGCTTCGGCCAACACCCCCGGTGCGTACTTTGAGCCCGTCGTGGTTTCCAACGTCGGCTCCGGCAACTCGACTGCGATGCTCACCTCGCAGTTCATCCCTGCCGGTCTGTACGTTTACCCCTCCACGGCCAACGTGGTCATTGAGTTCAACCAGTACACTGGTACTGCGAACTCTTGGGTCACGCTTGTTGCGGCGAACACCGTTGCGCCCGTTCTGGTTTCGGACGGCTACAACGTTCGTGCGAATGCCTCCACGGGCACTCAGACGGTCACGCTGTACACGGTCAACGGTGGTCAGGCAGCTTCGGGCACCTACAACGCTTCTTGAGGTGACACATGGCTAGTCCTGACTCAGTAGGCCAAAATACACAAGACAGCTTTGGCAATTATCGCATTGCCAGGGCTCAGAACGTCCTTTTGTCAGCTACGGCTAACGCTGTTGGCATCATGCCAATTCTCAGCGGCGGAATGGCCGGTTCTGGTGGCTACATCCTCCGTCGTATTGTAGTTTCCAACCTCTACAATACGGCTGGCGGCACGGCTCCCAACGCTGCAACCGCGAACATCACCATCGGCACGTCTAACGACGGCGCTAATCTGGTGACGGGCACGGTGACACTGACCAACCTCACGAACGGCACCAGCTACGTCGATATGACGCCCGGTTCCGGTCTGAACGCAAACACTGCCGCCATTGTCTTTCAGGCCAACGCGCTCTTTGTGAACGTGACGGCTAACGTGGCGAACGCTGCTTGCCAGGTCAATGTTTACGGCGACGTTGTGAGCTTCTGATGAACAATGTCTGGGTGGTAAACAAAACGGACGCAGAGCTAACAAGTCAATGGCATGGGAAGTCT